GTGGTAGCTTCGCCACATTCGAAAAAATTTTACTAAAAATCTCCCTGCGCGTAGATCAATCCAGTATCTGACCCACTGAAAAAAAGTGTGTCATTTGTTGAATAAAATACAAAATAATAAAATATTTCTTTACATTTGATATGGAATGAAGTATATTATAGTATAAGGGCATGGTATAGACTATACCCTTAGTGTTCTAAAGTACCTAAAAGGGGTAAAGAAACATTTGGGACACTAGTGGGTCACTTAAACCGAGGCGGAATAATGAGTAGACGAGCGGAGTTAGCTAATAGTTTTCTTCGTAAAGAAGATTTACCTGTTTCAGTTGATTTTCTTAGTGAAATGACAGGTATGTCATCTCACGATATAAATAAAGTAGTTGGCCGTAATCCCGGTACAAGAGATGAAGAAGGTAGTGTATTAACATTTCGCTTCTTTAAGGAAGTAGTTAAAGCATATAAAGAATTAGCTAGTACAGCAGGTATGAAGATGGGTGAAGCCTTACATTCGAATGAAGACGAGTTGGCAACGGAGATACAGCTAAAATCCGAGAAAGTTCTTGGTCAGAGAATTGTTAATCAGCTTAAATTAGGTATGTTAATTGAGAAGACCGAAGCAACCAAGAGGGTCAGAGAGTCCATTGCTGAAATAAAAACTACAATGCATCACTTTATTAAGAACTTACCTATGAAAATTATCGGCTTAATTGACCCACGTGACGTAGAGATGACAGCGACAGCATTGTGGAATGCTCAAGTTAAAGAGCTTGAAAAAAGATCAGAGATTATAGACTGGGAGGTTGACGGAGCAACTAATTTAGTTAAGACTAGATTAGAAAATATTAGAAAGGTAGACTTAGAATATGGCCAAGTACAGTAGAGAGGAAATAGCAGAATTATATCTGCCGGAAAGGTTATCTGCTTTAGAAGTAATAAAGAAGATCAGACTTAATCCGAATTCCAACATACTAGGCTCTATAGATATAGAAATGACTCCTTACCTAATGGCTCCAGTATCGTTGATAGGTAAGAATCACGTTGAATGGATATTTATGTTAGCACCAACGCAGTCAGGGAAGACTGTTTTTCTTCAAGCGGCTGTCGCTGATGCTATTGATCAAGACCCAGGTACGTTATTGTACGTGTTACCAGATGAAAAGTTAGCTAAGAAAATGATTAAAGAAAAGCTAATTGACATGATACGGTACACTAAGGAATTCAAGAAGAAGATTATTAAGTTATCTTTTTCTAAGATTGACCTTAACAATATGACGATTTATCCTGCCTGGAGTGGGTCACTTGGCTCACTTTCATCTATCCCGTGCAAGAAGGTTGTGCTTGACGAGATACGGTTGATGAAGCTTGAGGTTGGGGAAGAGTCGAACGCCATTAAATTGGCAAACGACAGAGTGACAACGTACAGAGCATTTGGACTTGCTCAGGGTTACGGAGTCAGCACACCGTCTTGCGAAGGCGACTTGCTTTATCAACAGACTATCGTTCCTGGGACATTGGTGCTTCGGTGGCATGTACGCTGCGAGAATTGCAACCATGCTCAAGTACTTGACTTCTTCAGTCAAGTATTCCTTAAGGACGGTAAAGCGGTGTGTAAATGTAGTGCCTGTGGCCATCTATTCGACGAGTCGAACAACAAGAAGAAGATGAATGCCACAGGCTTCTACGCCCCATTTGGTTCGCAGGAACCTTTTGACTTAACTAAGACTCCTAAGAGAGTTTTCTTTTGGTTTGATTCGATGGTATCACCATTTAGATCATTCCAAGCTATATATGACGAGTGGATAACAACAAGAGACAAGATACATGACTACAAGAATTTTATTCAGTGTTGGCTTGCTCGCTTTTGGATTAATGATATTTCCAAGACATCAGTTGCTAATCTAAGAAATCTTAAGGTTGACTTTCCAACTGGTTTGGTCCCTGACTGGACTAGAGTTATCATGGCTGGTGTAGATACCCAAGATAACGGATTCTTCGTAACCGTTCGAGCCTTTGGTGATCAAAGAAGAACTAGGGTAGTTACTTCATTTTTTATTGAACATTCAATGCATATCGCTACAGGTGAATCTATTCATGAACTGTTTAAGGCTCAGATAGAAGACGCTGTGTACTCCACGGCAAGAGGTGATAAGTGGAAAATAGCAATGTGGGCGATAGACACCGGTGGACATAGAACAAAACAAGTATATGAAGCTTGTGATCTTTGTGAACGCGTAGTGAAGGTTAAGGGAAGTACACCACTTCAATCTGTAACGATCAAGTATAACAGTGATATTAACCTTTACTTAGTAAGAACCTATGAATACCTAGAAGAAACAGAGTTACTATCTGAGCTAGGTGGGTCACTTTACGAGCTTCCATCGAATATCTCTGAAGATTTTCTTTATCAGTGGTGCAATATCCGTAAGGTAAAAGAAAGAAATAAGAAGACTGGTGACGAGAAAACTATTTGGAAAAAGGTAGGTCAGTGTGATTATAGATTCGCAGATATACATTCATTTATCTGTTTGGATATAGAGACCGACTTCGGAACATTTAGAACTGAACTTGAGAAGGATGGATTTAGTTATAATCCTTACGAATTCAAATTAAAAGTTGAAGAGAAACAGATTCAAGAGAATATTGCTAACCAGACTAGACAAGTTGAAGATAATTATATAGTAGATACTGGTTATGACATCGGAACATTTAAAGAAGGATGGTAAATATGGGATTTTGGAGAGAACAACTAGAAAGGTTTAAGTTGGCTATGGTAAAAAGGCAGACTGAAGCTTTTTGGATTGCCGCTGCTGAAAACTCCCGCGAAATGAAAACCACCTATGCAAGATTAGGCACTGATATCCCTAGATGGTTTGAGTGGCTAACAATGATGGCAGACGCAGAAGACGCTGGAGCTTCGGCTGGCTCTATCTTTATGTCAGTAGGAGGTTTTGAATGAGCAAGAGTGAATTCGATATTGTAAACGAATCTAAGTATGCTATGGATTGGTTCAACACCGGTCCAACAGAAAAGAGTCCTGACGAAGAGTTAACAGAAAATTATTCTTTGATTAGATTGAGACAGTCTTCTAAGAAACTGATTAAGAATAATCACTTCGCTGCAGCCGCTCAACAGGCATATATAAATTATGTCATTGGCGGTGAATTAGTAATTGATATGGAGACGAAGTCACCCACCTTTTACGGTTCTGATTACGAACTAGTAACAGTAATCTGTAAAGGACTGGATATCAACCGTAAAATGACTATCAATCAGATGGCTGAAATGATTGTCACAATGGCATTTCAAGATGGTGACGTCTTAATTAATTTAGTTGGTAGCGATAACGGTCTCTATGTTGAATTAGTCGATGCGTCACGTGTACGCACTAGGCCAAAAGATCAGAGTAATCCTTTGGTTCGTGAAGGTGTTGAATACAACCTCGACGGATCAATTAAAGGTTACTGGGTTACTAAAGCGCAAAAGAAAGTTAAGTTTGTATTTTCTTTTAGAGACGAAGACTTCGAGTTCTTCCCTAGAAATAAAGAGTATAAAGGAGCTATGCGTTTGGTTAGTGATCTCTATATTGCTCCGATTAATAATCGTATTGATCAGAGTCGTGGAGTACCAGTATTAACTCCGATTATGAATAATCTAAGATACGTAGATCAATATCTTGAGGCTGTTCTGATTGGAGCTCGTGTAGCTGCCTGTTTCTCAGCTTTCGTTAAGACAAGTAACCCGCCCGGGGCAAAGAAAACATTGGAAGGTGGATCTGATTTAACTACTTCAGGTGGTCAGAAACTGGTTAAGCTACAACCAGCAACGATCAGTTACATGCGTCCCAATGAAGAGATCAGTTTCGCGAGTCCTAATAGACCTAGTGATAACTTCGATCCCTTTCTGTTAAGAATGACGAAGTTTAACTGTATGGCAATTAGGATAGCATATCCGATGTTAGCATTAGACCTTAGTGATACTACTTATTCCTCGTGGAAAGGTGGGTCAATTGAGGTGAAGAGAAACATGACTCGTTGGAGACTAACTCTCGGTGATACTTTGACTTGGGTGCTTAAAAATAAGATCGCTGAGGCTAGTTTAGCTGGTGATTTCAAGTCAGCATTAAAGAGTACTAAAGTTTCTATTCGTTTTCCTAAGTTTGAAGTTGTTGATGAAGAGAAGACAGCGAGAGCAAATAGACTGGATCTTGAATCCCAAGTCACTTCTACTCGTAGAATATCAGACGAAGGTGGTAAAGATTTCGAAGAACTTCAGAGAGAATTAACTGAAGAGATGACAATTAAAACTACTCGAATGGCTGAACAGTTGGCTCTACAGAAGAAACTTGAGAAAGAGTTGGAAATAGAATTCAACCCTGACCCTAAGGAAACTAGAGAACGTGGTAGTGATACTACAGAAGAACAAAAACAAGAACAAAGGAAAGAAGATGGCAACTGGTAATGGTCTCCTTAAATTACTGACGGAGAACGCTTGGCTACTCCGACAGGATAAACTTGAGGTGCTTCGCGATATTGCCCTCGGTTATGCCAATGGTCAATTCAAGGGTATGTCTTTTGAAAGAGACGATAATTCTGATTACTCTTCAGTGACTATTGATGGCCAAGTCGCTGTAATGAATATTGAAGGTATATTGGTGAATAAAGCTTCTTATCTTGATGCAATGTGTGGTTTTGCTTCGACCAGTGGACTCCGAGAGGACTTCAATGCGTTGGTAGCTAACCCAAAGATTAAGCGAATCGTTATGAAGTTTGCGAGTCCGGGTGGGTCAGTTACTGGAATACAAGAACTCGCTGAAGATATTTACCAAGCTAGAGGTCAGAAGGAAATCGTTGGTTTCTGCGATGATATGTCCTGTTCAGCTTCATACTGGTTAATGTCTGCGTGTGAACAGATTGTCTGTGAACCTTCTTCGGAGATCGCAAACATCGGAACATACATAATGTTGCAGAAGAAAGGTGAGCAAGCGAATGGCAGTAAAGTTTACATTATTCAAGCTGGAACTAAGAAAACTTATGGTTCACCTGACCTTCCAGTTTCCGAAGCTGAGCTTGAGTATTTTCAAACGCAAGTCAACCAAGTGAATGAACGATTTCTCAGTTCAGTGGCTAGGAATAGAAATGTTTCAACAGATGAAGTGAGAGATCTTCAAGGAGCTTTCTTCGCGGCTCAGGATAGCCCTAAATGGTTATATGATTATATAGGTAATTTTAACATGGCCCTTAACGGGTAAGGAGGTATGGATGTTTACGTTTAAGAAAAACGAAATCAAGAATTTAGCCGATTTCAAAACGGCCGCTCCCGAACTTCATGACGCTCTGGTGGCTGAAGCCACAGCGCCTTATGTAGCACAGGTGGGTCAGTTGACCGAGGAGATCGCTAAGTTTAATCTTAATGAAACCAAGAAAGCAGAACACGAAAAGATTCGTAACTACGCTAAAAAGATGAACAAGACGATCGTAGGTGAGCAGTGCATCGATCAGGATATGGGTTTCAATGAGGCCTGTGTAGCTCTGATTGAAGGTGCTGTAGATCCTTTAATTCCTACGGATCTGGACGAAGACAATCAAGATGGGGCTGACGCAGTGAATGACTTCCTTGGATCGTCATCCAAGTCAGCGGGTATCGGTGGGTCAAAAGACGTAGGTGATGAACCTAAGACTTTCGCAGACGCAATAAATCTTATTTCTGCTCGCGATAGTATTACTAAAGCAGAAGCGTCAAAGAAAGCAAGAACAGAATTCGAGTCATTATTTAATAAACAGTATCAAGGGAGGTAATCTATGATACAGGCAGGTAATCTTACTTTTAAATGTGCAACAGCTCTTAAAAGAGGACGTTATGTTACTGTTACACCTGGGACCGACACCGTAGCGTATACGGGTGCAGGTGCTGCAGCAACGGGTGTAACTCTTTGGGACGCAAAAAACGGCGTCGTAGCCGTTCAACTCCTTAAGAACGTGAGTGAGTCCTATTGGTTTGAAGCAGAGAGTGCTTTCGCACTTGGAGATGAAATTGAAGTTGGTACCGATGGAAAGGGTACTCTTCAGGTCGCTGGCTCAATTCTTGGATATTCAAAACAAGTCTGTGCTGCTGGTAATTTTTCAACCGGATACAATATCTAAGGAGTGGGTCAAATGATCAATAAAGCAGATATAAGAGACGATCTTAAGGTACTGTCCATTGAGTCTCCAATGGACGAAAACATTTATTCGGCGGATTTGATTCTTCCTCCGATCGCTGTGAAAGATGAAACAGCGAAAGTTCCAGTTCTTCCTACCGGAACAGGTATGAAGAAACTTGATACAAAGTATGCTGGAGGTGGGTCTTTCAAACGTTCAGAATTTACCATGACTGATGGTACTTACAGTACCAGTCCTTATGGTTATGAAATGTCTATCAAGGATACTGACATCCTTACCTACGATGAAATCTTCGATCTTGAGCAGACTTCAGCCGCTGTGACTATGTCACAGATGAAGATCTCTCGTGAAATTCGCGTCGCTGATGCGGTACAGAGTACTGCGATTTTCACTGGTGCAGCAAATACTGAGGCAGTGACGGCAGCTTGGAACGTTCCAGCGAATGCTGATCCTTTCCTCGATATCGATGACTGCGCAAAGAAAGTTAAAGCGAAATGCGGTGTAGCAAAAAGTATGCTTACTGCAATTATGACTGAAGACCAGATCAAGTATGCTCTGATGTCGAACAAGGTACTTGCCAACATCAAGTACACTAAAGACATTGAAACTCTTAGTAATGCGGCTCAGGCTCAATTACTTACGAATTTCTTGCACATCAAGAATATCATCATCGTACAGGCTATCGCTGATAGTACTGATGAGACTGGTTCTGTGGCAGCTTTTGTTGACGTTTGGAGCAGCGCAAAGATCCAGCTCGCTTACATGTCGCAAGGCTCTAAAATGTGGACAAAAGGTCTTGGCCGTCAGCCTCGCTGGTCCAAGTTCTCAGCGGATTTCAAAATTGAATCCTATGATGAACCACAGACTGCTTCAAGAGTTATCAGAGCTCGTGAGCACAGCGGTGAGTATCTTAACGCTACTTACGGTTGTCTTCTTACCGGTGTTGTCTAATCAATACAGTTGATTAATTAATATGAGCAGAGTCTAGATTCTCCTAGTGAGTCTAGACTCTTGCTCGTTCACTTGACCCACTCAATAGTGGAGGCGTATTTATGAGTATAGAAGTAATAGGTATTTCCGAAGTACAGCAATCTTTGAAAGAACTTCAAGCTGAACACGATAAGAATATAAAAGAGTCAATAGCCATTACGATGGTGAACACTCGATACACAGCAGGTGAATCACCTGTGATGATACCAAACAGAACTGGTACTTATAATCCAAGAAAAGCTAGAAAGAAACAACCTAGCGTACCTGGCAAAATAACAGTTCGTACTGGTAAATTGAGATATATGCTACAGCATAAAACTAAAGGTCGAATGAATCTACTTGATAGGAACGCCCTTCGTGGGTGGGTCGGATCAGGTCGTTTATATAAAGAAGAAACTGTCGCTCTAAAAGGTTTAATCAGAACGTTACCACTTAAAACTGAAACTGAACATATTGGAACATATAAAGTAAATGTAGATTCTGGTAACGGAACACTGTTCAGTAGATTTGGTGGTGCTCCACAAGAAACACTTAGAACGCTAAGAATGAGATTTTTATGGGAGACAGGTATACGTGGTAACAAAAGGCCCTTCTTCGCTCCAGCGTTTCGACAGACGATGGATGAAGCAGGAAAAGCAATGAATTTAAGAACAGCATTATATTGGAGGCTTTAATGGATTCGTTAAGTCAGTACATGCAATACATAGTAAATAAACTACGTGGAATAAGTGAGATAACTGACCCACTTAACGTAATCATCGGTGAGACAATGTCAATCCTAGATCTACCAGATACTGCTTTCCCTCGATGCGAATTACTAATGGACAAACTAAAGTTCTCAGGATTCATTGATCAGAGAATGTTAGAACAAAATTATCGTTTGTGCGTTTCAGCATATATAAAGAGACCCGGTTCTGATCACGCTGAAGATGTATCAGAACAAGATATGTATGATGCAATAACTTTTGGACGTAAGATAATGAAAGCTTTTATGTCCGCAAACGACGACAAGTTAGCTGGTAGACCAGTCTGTGAAGGTTTCTTACAGATGAATGGTTATCCAACTATGGATATTGAATATGAGATGTTCGCTCCAATAACGGGAATACTCATATCAGCAGAACCTGAAATTCAGTTGATAGATACATATACAAATTAGCCATTAGGCGAAAGGAGAAATTATGAGTCAGCCAACACCAAAGATATTCCAAACTGGTGCAATGAAATTAGAACCCGGTCTGACCGGAGTGAATCAGTCAGCAGGTTGGGGTCACGCAGAAGATGCTCAGGCTCTAGGCGCTGGAGATGCATTTCCTTGGCTTACCTTTGGAAATTCCGTGACAGTCAATACTGAGGAAGATAACTCAGTAACGACCAAAGCATTTAAAACAACGCCAAGAATGGTTGGAAAGATGGTTGAGAATCCTTTATCTTACTACGGTAGATATAAAGGACTTAACAGATTTTATTACTGGCAGTGGGGTTTTGAGAACAACGCAGTTACCGTCGTTGCTTTTAA